AGAATGGTTGATATGATTAGGATAACCGCAACCGGCGCGGTACAGGATGACGGGTGCGTGCACTACGGGCAAATGATCTTCTGTAAATTTATGGGTTATGACCTGCACGGTGATTGGTATCGCACATCACCTGATGATTTTGCAGCACTCGAAAGTGAAATTGACGATGTTGAAAGTGAAATCGAAAAGTTAAGACTTAAAATATCGCAGACTGTGGCTATTTTAGACAATGCTGATAATGTTGAAGATGATAAAATGTATGCGTTAATTCAAAAAGCATTGGGTGTTTTAGATGAATAGTCATGATGCGTGGTTAACTGATCAGCTTGCAACCATACCTGATAAACTTGATCGCATGTCACCATCTGAATTCGTGGAAAAATACAGATATTTACCCGCGCATGTATCGCCTTTTCCCGGCCCTTATCGTTTTGACATAAACCCTATGATGCGTGAAATTGTAGATTGTTTTGATGTGCGGTCGGACGTCAGGGAGGTGAATTTAATGAAAGGGGTACAGATCACATACACGACTGTTGCGGAATGTGTTTTATTCTATGCAGCCGCACATCTGAAAACATATCCTTGTCAATGGTTGACGGATGATGACGGCAATGCAAATAAACGCATGGAAAATAACATCATTCCGATGTTTGTAAATTCTGGAATGGATTATATTTTACAAAGTAACGAAGGCATGAACACGCGAAAACAGGGCGTTGTCAAAGGTAGAATGTCGTGGTCTGGTGGCGGGTTCGCACTTGTGCACGGTGTACAAACTGGTAGCAAACTTCGGTCGGATTCAATTATGTTCCAAGTCAAGGACGAATTGGACGCATGGCCTTTGATTGTTGGCAAGGACGGTGATCCTGACAAGGTTTCAAGTGACAGGTGTGCTGCATTTTGGGAAGATCGCAAACAATTCAGGGGCAGTACACCGCTGTTAATGGATACGAGCAAGATATATCATCAGTTTTTACGCGGTGATCAACGTCATTATTTCGTGAAATGTCATGGGTGTGGGCATATGCAATATCTTAGATGGTATGGTAAAAACCGTGAAACCGGGCTTATCTATGGTATAGATTGGGAAATGGACAACAACGGCACATTGTGTCAGGAATCGGTGAACTATTCATGTATGGAATGCGGTCACAAGCATTACGAGCATGATAAAACTATATTGTTTTCACCTGATCACGGTGCGGAATGGCGTCCCATGGCTGATGCAAAAGAACCGGGTATAAGATCGTATAAATTGCCAGCGTTGTACAGCCCTGTCGGAATGCAACCTTGGCATAAATCTGTTTCGACATGGCTCGAATCATGGGATGTAGAAAACAACAGACCTAGAAACATAGGTATTTTGCAAGTTTTTTATAACAATGTCCTAGCGGAACCGTTTGAAATGGTCGGTGATAAATTAAAATTGACAACAGTTTCAAGTCACAGACGCAACACTTACAAGCGCGGTGACATTCCTAATAAATGGCTGGAACAACACGCGTCAAGTGGTGTCGGTTTGGTTGTGATGACTGTCGATGTACAAGGTTCATGGTTGGCCGTTGCTATATGGGGTTTCACAGAAGGGCCGCGTTATGGTCGCATGGTTTTGATAGATTATGTCGAAATCAAAGGCGATACCGAAACATCTGATGCAGGGGCATGGGTTGAACTTAGGGAATTCATTGAAAACGATGAATGGGATTCTGATGATAAGAAAATATATAAACCCACGATCACATTGATTGACGCAAATTATCGCACTGACACAGTTTATGCGTTTTGCTCGCAATACGCTGCCGGGGTGTTCCCGATACAGGGTCGCGCCACTGCGACATCGGGTGCACAGTTTAAAGAGTTCACCCCCTACACTACAAAGCTTGGTACACGCGGGTTTACGTTGTTTGTGGATCAATACAAGGATCGCGCAAGTAGTTTGCTAAAAATGCAATGGGCGGGTGTTGGTGAAATGCCTGACGGTTTGTTTTCGGCACCGTATGACATTAAAGATAAAGAATTGAAACACCTGACGGTTGAATATAAGCGCAAAAAGAAATTGACCGGTACGGGGCAGCCCAACGGGTTTGAATGGTATCGCCCGGGGAATGCGCGTCAAGAATTGTGGGATTTAATGGTGTATGCAATGGGTGGTTTGGAAATTGTTGCATGGGGTTTGATGATTGAAGAATTGCAAAACGAACATTTACATTGGCCTGATTTTTGGTCGCTTGTTTTAAGTAAAAAATTGTATTATCGTGACGCAACTGCATTGGATGATTTGGAAAGCTAATGACCGCAACTATTACAAATGCCGCATTCTGGCAGTCACGACTTGTAAAAGCACAAACCCAGCTTGGGGAAATTGAAGATGCGATAGAAGCTTTGACAATAGGCGGGTTGTCGCAATATACCATGAATACAGGTCAGGGTGTCGTAACGGTCACAAAACTGAATTTGCGTTCAATGCAAGAAAGTGTCGATGTTTTGTTAAATCGTATAACGGGTATTGAAAACAGAATTTGCGGGTCAAATGTAACTATTGCACGGGCGGCGTGGTAAAAATATGTCATGGACAGATATTCCAAAGGTTTCACGAAAGCCTGAAAGCATTGATGCGGTAAAATCACCCGATTTTGACATAGATGATATGATCAGGGTCGTGAACGTTGACGAATTACCAAGTGCATCATTTGGCGCGGCTGCCCCTTATCAATACAGTAATTTTGACGGTGATAAATTTGCCGGGGGTTTTGGTGCTACAAAATGGTTCACGACTGATTACTGGACATTACGCCGTCGCAGTGCGCAATTGTTCAAAGATAATTTGTATGCGCGTGGCATGATACGACGTTTGATCACAAACGAGATAAATACAGGGCTTACACTCGATTCGCAGCCGGTACATGAGTTGATCAGTACAATGTCAGAAGATGACGCAGTGGCGTGGTCTGAAGATGTTGAAAGACGTTGGAAAGTTTTTGCTGCTGATCCGCGTATCTGTGATTATCAAGGCAAGCACAGTGAAGGTGAATTGCAGCGCATTATTCGGCGCGAAGCGTTGATTGACGGTGATATACTTGTGGTTCAACGGTTTGATGCAATGCTTGGCATGACAAAGACGCAATTGATCAATGGTGAATTCGTAAATACGCCTGTCGGCGGTGGTAAACCGCGATCCGGTAATCGCATCGTGCACGGTGTGGAACTTGATAAAGACGATAGACATGTTGCCTACTGGGTGCAGCAAGAGGGTGACAAAAAATTTGAACGTTTACCTGCAATCCGCCCGGGTACAGACATGCGTACCGCGTGGTTAGTCTATGGTACAGACATGCGGCATAATGAAGTGCGGGGCGAACCGCTTTTAAGCATCATACTGCAATCTTTGAAAGAGATTGACAGATACCGTGACGCCACAACACGCAAGGCTGTTGTGAATTCGTTTTTCGCAATGTATGTGACGAAAGAAATGCCACAAGCTGGCAGCCGCCCGTTAACAGGTGGTGCAGTCAGACACGATCAGGTCACGGCTGATAATGTGGATGGTAGCGCAACGCGAAATTTGAATTTTAGTTCACACCTGCCGGGTGTCATCCTTGACGAATTGCAACCGGGTGAGGAACCTAAAGCGTTTCGCCCCGACGGTACAGATATAAATTTTGAACCGTTTGAAGGTGCTATAATTAAAGCGATTGCATGGGCGAACGAAATGCCGGCGGAAATTTTAACGTTATCGTTTGGTCAGAATTTCAGTGCGTCACAAGCTGCGGTCAATGAATTCAAAATGTATTTGAATTCCATACGTGCGAACTTCGCAGGGCAATATTGTAATCGGCGGTATCATCAATGGTTGTTTTTTGAAATATTAGCGGGTCGAATTTCGGCACCGGGCTTATTGCAAGCATGGTCAGACAAGCGACAATATCAATTCGTCGGCGCGTGGCTGTTTGCCGATTGGACAGGTGCAATCAAACCTGCAACCGACATTGTGAAGCAAGTCAAAGGTTATGATGCAATGGTCGCATCGGGGTTCATAAGTCGTCAACGTGCTACAAAAGAATTAAACGGCTCGGATTTTGCACAGAACATTAGACAATTGAAGCGCGAGAACGTACAATTGAGCGAAGCAAACGCATCACTTGGCCCGTCAACATTAGGGGTTGATACACCTGATGGTATAGACGATGATGACGATACACAAAATGTTGCAAGTAATGGCAATGAATGATAAGGGTACATTATTATGTGGTTAATTGAACGAGATACTTGGGAAAAAATGAACGCGGCGGCAGCGTCGGGTTTTGTTCCGACGGCTGATCAAATTGAAGCCATGAACATAAGCGCGGTTGATGGTGATCAATCTGGTCTGATGATTGCGGGGGATGTTGCGAGTATTTCCGTTAAAGGCGTACTAACTGACGCCCCTGATTTTTTCGCGCGGTTTTTTGGTGGCGGTAATACAGTATATTCCGATATTATAAACGCACTTGCGGCTGCGGACGCGAACCCTGAAGTTACACGCGCCGAATTGAATGTTGATAGCCCGGGTGGTACAGCATCGGCAGCATGGCAATCTGCAATGGACGCGGTTGCTAATTTCAGCAAACCTATCACCGCTGTTACACGCGGTCGTGCGTTATCTGCCGCATATGGCATTGCTGCAATGGCTGATGAAATACAAGCATTGAATAATCTTTCTGCGTTCGGGTCGGTTGGTGCACTTGCTACGATGCGTGTTGACGATAGCATTATTGAAATTTCAAGCACAAACGCCCCTGATAAACGCCCTGATCCTGCGACCGCAGCCGGTAAAGCTACCATTCGGGCGATGGTCGATCAGGTGGAAAACCAGTTTATCAGCATGGTTTCGCAAGGTCGCGGCATCAGTGAAGCAAAAATCAAGGCAAATTTCGGGCGTGGTGGTGTGGTTTTAGCATCAGAAGCACAAAATCGCGGAATGATTGATAGCATTCTTGCCAAAACCGAAACACCTGTTAAAACGAGCAACAAGCCTAAAGCGATATCCGCAGGGCGCAACAAAGGAGTCCAGTCTATGGATTTGGCAACATTTAAGGCCGAACACCCTTCGGTATTCGCGGACGCGGTACAGGTAGGGGTAACACAAGAAAGCGAGCGTGTTCAGGCACACTTGACACTTGCAAAAGCTTATGGGGATGACGCAATGGCGATTGCTGTTGATTGCATCGAAAAAGGCAAGCATTGCGGTCAACTTGAACAGGCGAAATATATGGCAGCCGGTGCGAAAAACACCACACTTAATGCGCACGCTGCCGGTGACGAAGCCGCTGCCGCTGCACTGAAAGCAAAAACTAACGCCGAAGAACTGGAAGCTAACGGTGGTGCGGAAAATCTTGAAACCCAAGTCGTAAACGGCGTTGCCGCTTTGATGGGCGTTGAATTGCAGGGGGCTTAATCATGGCTAATATTACTATTGAAAACGTCGATCTTGGCAGCGTTCTTCTGAAATCGTCACCGATTGGTTTTCGTGATGATACATTGACCGTCGGGGCGACCACAACACTTGCTGAAGGTACTATTCTGGCACGTGATTCTGGCACTGGTAAATTGATCGCGTTTGTTAAAGGTGGCGTGACTGCCGACAACGGCATTCCGAAAACCGTCTTGACATATGCTGTTGCAAATGAGGGTGGTGCACCGGCGGATAGCCCGGTACGTGTTCCGGCTGTTGCATCTGTTCGTAAGCAACGGCTCATCATTGCGGCAGACGGTGACGCCACAAATGTTGACGATGCCGTGATTGACCAATTACGTGATTACGGAATCACCCCAATCGACGTAGACGATCTGTCTATTCTCGACAACCAATAAGAAAGGCTGTTCAAAATGAGTGGACAAACTACAAAACAGATGATCTCCTTGTATGAACAGGAAGCGTCACCTACGATGTTCCTTTCAGGGTTTTTTCAAACACCTGCCCGTAATTTTCACACTACTGAAGAAGTCGAAATTGACATTCGTCGTAGCGGTGAAGATGTTGCGACTGTCATCACTGATCTTTCGACCGGCGGCAACGTCAATGAAATGAGTGGTTACACGAACAAGAATTTCAAACC